TTGAGATATAGAAGAATAGAAAAATACACATAAGATTTAAAGAGAAAGTTGTTAATATTCCTTTTTAAAAGAATCTGGTAAATTCAATAAAAAAGCAGAGGTAAATTAACAAAAGGTTTCTCGCCTCACAAGGGCGTGAACTGTTTTTGTTACATACCTGTTTTTGGGCATACCAGAGCCTTTTTAAAAGTGTGAACAAAACATTCACGCTTTTTTTATGCTCAAAGGTTGCCCTTATTCGTTTTGTAATATTAAAATTAAATCAATAACAAATGAAAAAAATCGTATTATTCAGTGCTTTGGCACTACTGTTAGCAAGTTGTGGTGTAACAAGAGAGTTATCACACAATGTAAACAACCATACTACTCAAGTGGTACTGGCTAAAAATAACTTTAAAGTAGTAGAACACGTTAAAGGAGAAGCTTCTAATCAATATTTTCTATTGATTATAGGAGGTGGGAGACGTGCTTTGGTGGAAAAAGCAAGAGCTAAAATGCTTCAAAAAGCCAATTTGGTAGGCTCTTCAAGAGCCGTTATCAATGAAACCGTCGAGTCTCATTGGATTTTTATATGGGTAGGAATCCAATATACAGTAACTGTTTCAGCTGACGTAATCGAATTTACTGAATAGTAAAACACAAAAAAGAAGCTGTTCAAAAAGTTTTATTTTTATAGGGGCGTTTACAAGCGCCCCTATAAATGTGATATAAATGAGATTAACTATCAATGTATGGGCAGTAATATGAAATGTACATATACCTACTACCAAAAAAAGCTATAAAAACATTTAAAAAACAGTTAGTTATAATAAAAAAGCCTGAAAAAAGCAGGAAAATGAAATGTACAAAAAACCGTTTTAATTACCATTTAATTACCGAGTAATTGCCCAATAACTACCATTTAATTGGAAGTAACTACCATTGGTGGGTATATATACTCTTATAATTACCAAAACCCCAACAAATACGCCCATTTAGGGCGTTTTTTTATGTCCTTAAACTACCAATACACCGACTTCTAAACACCTTTAAAAGGTACCCACCCAGTAAAGCCCAAAAACACCCTCTAAAAAGTTGGGGTTGCAGTTGGCGTTGCAGTTGGCGTTGCAATTGCGTATATTTTAGCATACGAGTTTAAGTAGCAAATTACACGATTTTGGGCATTTTGAAAGGAAATGTTACCGAGTTGGGAGTATATTGCATTTGATTATATAACGTAAAACATTGATTAACAGCATATTTATATTATTATTGCTTTAAAAGTGCCTTTTCTCCCCTATATATTAGGTATGTTCGGGTAGTAGTTGTGTCTCCAGATGTTTCACTTTGTCCTGTAATTCCGATACGTTCACTTCAAGTTTTGCAATTTTCTGATAGTTTGTAACTGGGTCAAGGAACTCAAAAGATATATGAGCTTTACACTCCCATATTTCTTTTATATCTTCTACCATTACAGTAATATGATTGTAATCTCTATTATCAGACTTACAATAAAGAAGTCCTTTTTCTTTTGCTCTATTTGTTACCCTTTTTACTATTACCCCATCACGTTCTGTAACTACTACACATACTCTATTATCACTGAGCCACTCCCAATTTTCAACAAATTTACCTATTACATAGCTACCGTCCTGTAAGGTGGGATACATAGAAAAACCACTTACCTGAAACATACGATATGTGCCATTTCGCATTTCAGGAAGACTATATGTAGGTAGTTCCTCAATATAATTGCTATCATCATAGCCCTCAAGATAGCCTGCTTGGGCTTTTACTGATACTAATGGAATACGGTCATTATCGTCATCATCTACTACGACTACTTTAGGCATTAAACTCCTTCCCTCTACTTTTATAGGCTCAATAATCTCCACACGGGGCGTTGTTATTACCTCCTGCTTTTTTAGCATTTCACCATTTCCAGTGAGCAACCATTCTGCATTTAACTTAGAATGATTTGACAAAATTTTGGCGATAACATCACCTCCTACTTCACTATAAAGAGCATTTCCTCTAAAATTTGAAGAAGCGACGTTCAATTCGCCAAAAAAATTTTTCCTCTCAATTTGTTTATAATCAACATATTGAAGTATTCTTTGTTTAATAGGTGCTAAAATTTTTTCCATAATATTTTGTAGTGATAAAATTTTGACATACCTTTGCGCCATAATTGGAACAATAAGTAACAATGGACAAAAGTAAGAAAAAAAAGTATAACAAGTACAATGCAAGTGTAATAAATGCATTGATTGAGAAGCACGGTTTCTCTGCGCGGTATATCCGTCAATGTGTAAGTGGGGAGCGCAACAGCCTCTCAGCTGACAAAATAAGAAAGGATTACCAAAGTATGGTTGCTCCTTCTGAAAGCAAAGTAAAAGAATTTTTAAATGATTAAACTATGAAAGCAGGAAACAAAGTAAAAGTATCGTCTTTTATTACTGTAGACCCTTATGGAAAAGCAGGGCAAGTAGGCGTTTTAACGGGGGTATGTACCTGTGGAGATTTAGAGTTAGGCATTGTAACCTTTGCCGATAACAGCGTAGGTATCTACGATGTAGAATGTTTAGAACCAATAAATGAATAATATGATACAAGTAAAAACACAAGTAGTGCTCATAGAGAACGAAGATAAAAAAGAGCATAAAGTAATAAAAACAGTTCGCTTCTTAGGGTTACTCATATTTAAGAAAGAAAGCCCTTTAGGAATGTAAAAAGGGGCATACTGCACTGTATGCCCCAAAGATAGAAACTTAGCAACTATCTTTTAGAGGAGAGCCTATTCATTAAAGACTCAAAAGACTCATTAGTATAGATTTCCTCCCCGTTAATGAGAGTAATCATACAAAAGTCGCTTCCTCTTCTTACGGTGATAATATGGTGAGTATTCACCACTAAAAATTCACCTTCCAATGTAGTTGTAATTCTAATGAACATAATTACTAAAATTAAAAATTAGACGCCACAAAGTTAGTAATTATTTCCCAAGGTTGGTATGACCAACGACGAGAAAGTTCGTAGCGGTTCGCAACCGTCTTGGGAAGCATTTAAAAACCTTTTAAAACCCATTTAAAATGACAACAAAAACCATTTACCTCCTCAATGAGGACTTCCTTATCATCGGCAAAGAGATACGCACTACTTTCTTAGGTATCGTCGTGAAAAGAGAAAAAATTATGTTGCCCAAGGTTATGACTTATTATCCTGCCGAGAGTTCCTCTCACGCTCCAAGTCTTTCATCCGGCAATAGAACTCAAATATATGAGGCTGAACAGTATGAGGGCGATAAAGTTCTCCCTCTTTCTCCAAGCAAATCAATCGATCGTATGCTTGATATGTTTTTTCGTACTCCACTTCGTCGAGAACGCCCGCTAATTCGTCCTTTTTCAGTAGGCGAGAACCCAGTTCAATCACAAGTTGCTCAAGAGTCTTTAAATACACCTCATTAAGGGCAACTTCAAAGCGTAAGTTATCTATTTTCTCTTGCATTTCCTTAATTACATCATCTGTACTCATAAATTTAATGATTTAATAATTAGGCTACAAAAGTAGTAAAAAACAGTAAATATGCCATACCTCTGGTTACATAATAAAGTCGCCGTCGAAGCTGAAGAGTTAGTGCCACAGCATTGGAATACACTCAATACGTTGCGCTCGGAGATACACCGCCATAAGGACAAACCTTACGGCGTGAAAAAACTCCAATCGGGTGGCAATGGGCGCAAGCTCCTTATCGACTACGATACTCTGCCTACTGATATACAGCAGGACCTTGGCGACCCTCGCAAAGAAGGACACCTCCTTGAGCGTTACTATGCCGTGAAAGACGAAACTATTCGCTTTTATGCCGGTTGGAAACGCCAAGGAAAACCCCTCACCGATGAGGAGATAGACCGCTATGTCATCAATGCTACTACCTTGCAGGCACTCGTAACACTTGAGAGTGAACGCCTTGCCGTACGCCAGTCGTTACACAAAAAGAGCCCTACCAAAGGGCTTGCACAAAGCCTTCTTACCGATGCTTTGAGCTTCAACGAAACCCTGCCTCCCAGCCGTAAGCACTCCCTCCCCGAAAGCCTACGCCATTTTAAAAATGCCTTCAAAGCCTTTAAAAACGAAGGACTGCTTTCAGTGATTAAAGACCCCTACGGCAAAGGCAAGCAAAACGCCCGCAAGGTAGATGAGCGCGTAATAGAAGTCCTCAAAGGCTTATTCGTAGGACAAGAGTACAAACCCACCCCTACCGATATAGCCCGCCAATACGACTCCTTCCTTAGCGGATATATAGAAGTTTTTAATAAAGAAACTGGCGAACTATACGCCCCCCAAGAGTTTCCTGCCCTTAGCGAAAGCACCATCAAAGCCTACCTATCGGCTTGGGAAACTAAAATCGCCACCTATAGCCTCCGCTCTGGCAACCGACAAGCCTTTATGGGGCAATTTATCCCCTACGCTCAAACCGAACTACCTACCAAAGCAGGCTCGCTCCTCTCTATTGACGACCGCCAACCGCCATTTTGGTACGACAAAGGCAAACGACTTTGGTTTTATATCGGCATAGATGTAGCCAGCCGTTGTATGACAGCCTTTGTCTACGGCAAAACCAAAGAAGGCATCATCTTAGAGTTCTACCGCCAGCTGGTGCGCAACTATCACCAATGGGGCTTAAAACTCCCCTTTGAGTTAGAGTGCGAAAGCTCCCTTAACAGCAGTTTTTTAAACACTTTCCTACGCGAGGGCTATATGTTCCAAAAGGTGCGTGTAGAGGCAAACAATGCTCGCGGTAAGTATATAGAACGTATGTTTGGAAAGATGCGTAACAATAAAGAAAAATACGCCGAAGGTTGGATAGCACGCCCCTTTGCTAAGAGCGAAGCCAACCAAGCGGGCAAAGGAGCTACTAAAATTATCCCTTATAACGAACTGGTGCAGGCACGCCTCGCCGATATAGAAGATTGGAACAACGAGCCACACGATGAGCACCCCGAAGTAAGTCGTTGGGAGTATTTCCTAAACAACCAGCTCGAAACCCTTCCCGAGACCAACTACCGCGCTATCCTGCCCCATATAGGCTACAGCGTTAAAACAAGTTGCAAACAAGGCTACATCAGCCTTAATAGGCAAAAAATGGCAATCGCCGAAGATAGCACCATACTCACCGGCGAGCCTCTTATTGAGAAAATGAAACAAATAGAAGGCAAAGAGATAGAAGTTTATTGGCTCGACAGCAACGAAGGCGACCTTATCAAAGCCATAGCCTACTGTGGCGGTCGCTATGTATGCGAAGTACAACCAATGCCAAAATTCCAACGCGCACGTGCCGAGCAAACCGAAGCCGATATGGTAGCCAAAGCCCTACAAGACGCTTACACAATGACCATCGTACGCTTTGTACAGCACCACAGTAAGCAAATTGCCGAAGTAGGTATCATCAACCGCGCACCGGTACGCCAACGCACTTTCGTTATCCCAAGCCTCAAACGCTACGAAGCCACCAACACCACAGAAGTCGAAATACTCAGCGATTACGACTCCTTAGACGAAGACGACAAACAAATATTGTATAACCCCAGTACCGGTACCGAGTACACCCAATCTTGGAGAAACAAATACACTATATAATGAAAATAGCAATCGAATTTAAACAGAAAGTACGCGAGGCTATGTTAGCCGACCGCGAAAACTACGGAGGTTCCGACACAGCTTATGCCAAACGCCTCAAATTAAGTGCCGCCATTTATTCACAAATCAAAAATGGCAAAATAGACAAAGTACTATCCGACACTCAATGGCTTGTAATTGCCCATCAGCTTGGCGTACAAGTGAACGACAACGGTTGGAAAGTAGCCCGCACACAAGTCTACACCGAAATTGAAGACAACTTGCTATACTGCAAAACTTACAGCAAATCAATGATACTGGTAGACGACTGTGGTATAGGTAAAACTTTCTGCGCACGCCACGTTGTAAAGCAACAGAAAAACGCCTTTTATATCGACTGCTCACAAGCCAAAACCAAGCAACAATTCATTCGCCTACTCGCCAAAACCATAGGCGTAGACGATACAGGACGATACACCGATGTAAAAGCCGCTATTAAAATGTGCCTCCTGTACTTAGAACAGCCTTTAGTCGTATTAGACGAAGCAGGAGACCTCGACTACAACGCCTTCCTCGAACTCAAAGAACTATGGAACGCCACCCAAGGACAGTGCGCCTGGTATATGATGGGAGCCGACGGTTTGCGTGCCAAAATAGAGAGCGGTATCGCTCACAAAAAAGTAGGCTATGCCGAAATATTCGACCGCTTTTTTGACATCACCACTATTGTACCCCAAGGCACCGACGACCGTAAAGCCTTCTACATACAACTACTGGGCGATGTAGCCACCGTAAACGCCAAAAAGCAAAGCGATGTAGATAAGTTAGTACGCAAATGCCTCAACCCAAGCGGTAAGAAAGACGCTACCGTCTCAGATATGAAACGACTACGATATTTAGAAAATCTCATAAAACTAAGCTGAAACAATGGCACGAATAAAAGCAATATACGGCAAACAACTACTCGAAAAAACCTATAAAACATTCCCTTTTGAGGGCGAATGGGCACGCGCCCTGGGCAACCCCGAAGTAGCAGGCTTTTGGCTCATATATGGCAAAGAAAAACAAGGAAAAACGTGGTTCTCACTCAAACTCGCCGAGCACCTTAGCACCTACGAAACCACAATGTACATCAGTGCCGAGCAAGGTACCAGCAAAACATTCCAAGATGCCTATATGCGTGCCCAACTCGACCCTTTTAATCGCCGACTAAAGATAGTACCCTATACTGAAATTGCCGAAATAGAAAACACCCTTGGAAAACAAAGAAGCTCAAAGGTAGTCATCATCGACAACACTACTATTTACAAAGACGAACTCACAGCCCCAAAGTTACGAGAGTGGAGCCGAAAGTACCGAAACACTCTTTTTATCTTTCTCTCACACGAAGAGAAAGGCGAACCCGACCTCGCTGTAGGTCGCCTCTGTAAGAAACTTGCCGAAATCGTTATCCGAGTAGAAGGACTCGTCTGCCACGTGTCGGGGCGTTGCCCTGGTGGCACCCTTGTTATCAACGAAGAGAAAGCACAACTCTATTACGACACCAATATCACCCCTAATATCTAATACAATGAACACCCTAAAAACAATACCCCAACAAATCACCTATCGCCACGCCCTCGCCCGCCAATTAGGACTTACCTACCTTCAGTACGAAAACCTACGCTATGAGTTCTATATAGATTGGTGTGTCCACCTTATACAACAAGGCAAAGCATTGCATTTAAAACCTCTCATCAGCCACGATAGTCTAATGAATTGGTATGACGATCAGTGGTACAGCGAGGTGGAGAAAACCATCGAACGCCTCTACGGCAACGACATCACCCTATTCAATGCCGACGACGTCCTCCTGCTCATCACTATCTACGCAGAAAATATCCTGCAGTACTATCCCAGTGTACTCCTAAAGAAAATAACCGCTCGTACGGCTCGCACCGAACACTAAGCGAACACCAAGCGAAGACAAACCAAACACAAGATGAGATTAGAACCTAACGAAATCAGCGATTACGACTACATTAACCGCAAGCTCAGAGAGCACGCACAAGAGCTCCTCAAAACCGCCAAAAAACAAAAGCGTCCCGTGCGATACCTCCCGCAAGGTATTAGCGGTGATGATATAACTTGGTGGGCAGACCTCAAAAAATATGGTAAACTAATAATAGAATAACTATGAAAAATAAATTTTTAGCATACACCGAAGCCCTTGCTCTTGACACCTTTTTACAGGTGCTTACCTTCGAGCAACGGCTACAAACCTGCCAATACCGCGCAGGTAAAACCAACAAAGTGCCTACCTTAGTGCAGAAGTTACAGGACTGGTGTGCTTACAATCAGTGGCAACCTCCTGCCTTTCGATACGACGCTTTTACCCGCGAACTCCTATGGGAAGATGACAACGCCGAATGGCAACCACTAAGCAAGCACCCGCTATATAAAGTAAAAGTAACAGGATATTAACAAATAACAATTATCAATTATGACAGTAGATTTAACACACCTCACAGAAGAGCAACTCAAAGCAGAACTACAACGTCGTGAAAAAGCTCAAAACGAAAACCGCGAGGCATACAAAGCCCTCGTCAATGAAGCAATTCCACAAATTATCGGTAAGCTACAAAACTATTCAGAACAGATGGCAGAAGTAAAGCTCCACACCTTTTCAGCTCTCAAAATCCTATTAGACACCAAAAACGAGGTCTATGAGGTAAAAGGCGACCAGCAAAGCCACACCTTCACCGATAAGCACGGCAACACCATCACCTACGGCTTCCGCGTTATCGACAACTGGGACGACACCGTAAATGCCGGTATAGAGAAAGTAGGTCACTTTATAGCCTCCCTCGCCAAAGACGATGACAGTGCCAAGCTCGTGTCAGTTATTAACCGCCTATTAAAAAAGGATGCAAAAGGAAATCTCAAAGCCTCCCGCGTACTCGAACTCACCCGTGTCGCCAAAGAGTTCAACAGCCCCGCCTTCACCGATGCTGTAACCATCATAGCCCAAGCCTATCGTCCACAGCGTTCGGCATTCTATATCGAAGCTAACACGATTGACGAGCAAGGCAAAAAGTGTAACATACCTTTATCGCTCTCATCGGTAGACTTCCCCCCTGGTACCGATATTAAAAAACTCTTTCCCGTACACGAGAAGTACGAAGAGAAAGCGTAACAACATCAGTCGTCAGATTAGTTGGACGAGTCGGACTGGTCTGACGACTTTTAAATAACCTTTAAACACTGTTTAAAATGAACCCCGACGCTTTAATAGTAGACAAAACTAAAGATTTAATAGAAAAATATAAAGGAAAAACCCTCTCAGAGATAGCCAAGGAAAGTGGTTTTACCGTAACTCATACCTATACCAATAAGTTTATAAAATCAGATAAAAAACACAAAAACAATAATAGATGATGATGTATTTTATAACAAAAAGAACTAGCAAAACCGGCAAAAAGTTTCAGAAGATAGCCAACAAATTAGATGTTTGCTTTGAAAACCAAAAAGCATTAGCAGAAAAATATGGCTTCACCTCGTGGCGTGGAGCCTATTGGGTAGTAGCAGGAGGAATATCATCCGTAATGTTCCCTAAAGGTACTACTATAGACATCAAAGTATGGAAAGAAGTCAAAAAAGGCGAATATATGCCTCGCCTCAACACCAAGCAGGGAAAAGCCATACAAGCCGATTTCGACCAAGCCGTTACCCTTAGCAAAGCCGAACTCAACGCCTGCATTGGTTGGGAAGAAGGCTTTAGCAAAAGCATCGGCTTTGATAGCTCTAACGATAAATACTTCGGTTTTACCCTTGATGATGATTGGGACGACATCACTATCCCTGCCGATTGCTCCGAAATAACAAAAACTAAATACAGAGAACTCTTTAAAAATTAAGCTATGATAACTAAAGAACAAATCAAAATACTGCAAACCCTACTCGGTAAACAGTATAGAGACAGAGAAGAGCGTTTAGCGTTCGTCTCGGAGTTTGTAGGAGAAGAGGTAACCAGTATTAAAAACCTCACTCCCCAACAAGCCTTTGGACTCATATGCTACCTCAAAGATGGGCAGGTTGCACCCGCAAGTTACTATGCGAGGTTTGACGCACAAAACCCACAGCATCGCACCCTATTAGCCCGATGCCACGAGTTAGGTTGGGTACAAGAGGATAACTCCAAGTACGTAGACCTCAATCGTCTTGGCAGTTTTCTTATCAGCAGTCGTTCCCCCGTAAAGAAGGCTCTTGCCGATATGACCAGTAAAGAAGTGAGTAAAATCATATTTGTACTCGAAAAGATGATACAACAACGCTATGAAAGAAGTTAGAAAATTAGCCAATGAGAAAATTAGCAAATTAGCCAATTGCCCTCACAAGCATACCGAACGCCGAACCCTTGCCCACTACTGTACCGTAGAAGTAACCGCAATATTCTGTAAAGATTGTGGCAAGCAATTAACAAAAGAACAATGGGAAGTATAATACGATTAAGAGTATGGTATGGGCTTAGGAAGCTCACCCCAAAAGTTATAAGGAAGCCCTCAATAATCATCGTCTTTGAAAACTCGTGGCATTGGAAAACCGAAGAGAAAGTAAAGCAAATGATGAAAGTAGTACACATCCGCTATCAAACAGAAGAGGAAGCCTCAGACGCCCAAATGAGTAAACATATATACAGCATTTGGGAAATACTTATCTTACACGACAAACGCTTCAAAAAATCACCCGAATTAGCCATACAGTACAATAGTTATGCTGATAGGAAGCAAATATCAGAAGCCGAACGCAACCTCATAGCCGACAAACTCCGTGCAGAGGTTTATAGTTTTTACAACCTTAAAAAGCCACAAGGCTTGCAATTATCACTCAATTTATAACCCTTTAAACACTATTAAAAATGAAAGAAACACCTACACATTATTTTTGCCATTTAGTCGGTGGCATACAAACTAAGAACAAGTTGCAAGAACAATTCTCTTGTTTTCTCAGAGGAATGGATGGCGAACTATACCAAGCAAAGGAGCTGGATAAAATAAAAGAATACATCATCGAAAAAGCCAATGAACTTAATGAAGAGTACCCCCGATGCAAACCCCTTAACATTTCCTTTGCACAATACGTAGAAAAATACAAATATTACCTATGCGGGTTTGAGTTTGACAACTTTATCATTATGCCCGCTTACTTAATTAAAATATAAAAACAAATGACCTACACTGTAACCATACACCGTACCCACACATTACTTAAGCTCACCTACCAAAAAGGTGAGCTTTGCAAAATAGAAATCAAAAGCGGATGCCTCAATAGACAGCAATACCAACAACTCGGAGCTATCCTACCCCCACGAGAGGAAGATATAGAACGCTACCAAGAGCAATGGAACGGCAGTGTGTCCTACCGTGAGGATGTGCCCGAACCCTTAAGTCTTTATGGAAAGTTTTTAGACGAGTGGTTTGCCTTTTACAAACACCTGTACGGCTTCCCTCCCAAGTTCACTGGAGCCGACGGCAAAGCCCTCAAGCAAATCATTAGCTATCTGCAACAAGTATCAGCAAACGACACTGAAGCCCTTGCCACGTGGCAATACCTACTCAGCAATTGGCAGAAGATGGACGCCTTTCACCAAAAGAATACTGATTTAAAATACATCAATTCACAACTTAACAAGATATTACAAAATGCAAAACGAGGTAACAGTAGTGCAACAACAGCCTACAGCGATAATTTCAAGCGAGAGATTCTTCAAGGTCTATTCACCCGCTAACTGTATGTTACATAGCTACAAACTTAAAACCATAGACGATGCTATCAACCTGCCTACGCCCAGTATCAACGCCGTAAGACGTGACTATGGAGCAGAGGCTTGCGACAAGTTCGTGATGGCGTGGCTCGTCTACCTAAACGAAATGCTCAACCTATCCCGTCCAATGAGTGAAGACCAAATAAGGCTTTGCAGTAGCCAAATAATGAACGATTACGGTTACTTAAAGCTCACCGAGATTTCCTTCATATTCAAACGCATATTATCGGGCGAATACGGCGAGTTTTATGAACGTCTTGGCATTGATAAAGTACTTAGTTTTTTTCGCCAATACGACAAAGAACGCTTCACCTTTATAGATGAACAACGACAGCGAGAGCACTCCGAGTTTCGCTATCAAGAACGGGCTAATGAAACCCCTTTAGATGACTTTAAACGTCGTTTAAAAAAAGCCTACAGACTAATCTAAAATGAGCTAATTAGTAATTTTTAACATTCGCTAATTGGCTCATTTGCTAATTTGCTAATTATGTCATATCTTTGCACTATAAAACTCCTCATTCTCTTTGGTATATGCAACTTAAACGCAAACAATGTAAACAACGTCTTCAGCGTCGCAACGAAAAGATACGTGAACTCTTCGGTGAGCTTACTAACAAGTACCCTCAATGGCGTATAGACGCGGTGATTGAGGAGGTAGCAGGTAGGGTATATTTGTCTCCTCGCACCGTAGAAGCTATCCTCTCTTATGAAGGTATTTATGCAGAAAGTTAAAAATGTTGAAAAAAGTTTTGGTAGTTTAAAAAATAGTTGTACCTTTGCACTATCGATTCTGCGGATTCGATAATACCAACGCCTATGATAGAGTTAAAACTCTTATCATAGGCGTTCGGGTTTTATAACAAAAACTCTACCTTAATCAGTTCCCCACTTTCTTTTAATATCCATACTTCACTTATCTGTTTTCCTTCATTAATTCTAAACTTTATTAACTTTTTGAGGTGCTCCATTGTATAATTACCCTCGTCTATTATAATACAATCAGATTGTTTTAATCCTCTTGAAAGCATATTTGGTAAAGAGTTTTTAGCGTCTCTATGCCCCTCGTGCTCATAGAACTTATTTCCTACTTTAAAGTCAGGGCATTTGCCCCAATAAGGGGTACCTTGCAAATCGGCATAAAGTTGTTGGTAAATTTTGTTTTTCAAAGGCGAGCTAAAGTGTGGTAATATAGTGGTTTCGTGTCCTTGCTTGGCAAAGAAGTTACAACACTTATACACGCGCTCATAGTCTGCTCCCTCTGTATTCACAAGGTTAGAGATGTTTATCTTTCCCCCGTTAGGGTATTCTTTTATTACCTCCTCTATATAGTTTTCGCCGATCTTTTTCAATCGTTTCTCCACCTGCTTTTCTATTTCTTTTACGGCTTTTTTGCTCATTCCTTTGGCATAGGGTATTACGGGGAATATCTCACCCGAAAGAGCAGGGTTATTAGCAAAGGCTTCTTTTATAGGCACCTCTTCTGTACGTACACCTTCTGTTACTGGACCAGCAGTAGGCTCTACATAGCAACGACAGCCCCAATCATTAGGAGGTAGGTGTGTTTTCCAAAAAGAATGCTCTACGGGTAACGTAAGCCCGTCCCAGGCACGATGTGTTTCGCGAGTTCGTTCATCGTGTACAGCGTGATAGGTAAGGTTTGGGTATACGCGCTTGTTAGCTATATACTCCTCGTACTTTTGTGCCGATAAGGCATTGGCTACTGTTTGGTTGTACTCGGTTTGTAACCAACGCCTATTGTATTCTATATTCAGTTTATTAGCTTCGGATTTGAACTCTTGCCACGAAAGCACCTTGCCTTCTTTTATAAGGGCTTGCTCTATCTGCTGTTTAAAACTCGTTTCTTTGAAAGCTGAGAAGCGTGCAAGGTTGTGCTTTAGTGAGGTTACGAGTTCGGTATTAGTTTCCTCAATAGTAGGGTTGTAGCCCTCTGCTAAGGCTTTATTTAGGTGCTTGTAGTAGTATTGCCATAGTTTTTTGCTTTGTGCTTCACTAATATTACGCTCTTCAAAAGCCTCACGTATGTACCCTTCTATAAGCCTACTCAAGTCGTTGTCTTCCTTGCTGAGCTTTATAGGCTCGTGCTCGGGGCAACAATGGGTGTGATAGTGTAACTTGAGTAGGCTTAAGCTTTTTTTGACTCGTTCTGTTCCTCACCCCGTCCCTCTCCCAAGGAGAGGGAGGAGGTAGGCATACTTTCTATTTCTACCCCATAAGTACGCTCTATATAGTCTTGAGTAAGGATATAGCCACGCCCTAAGAGTACGCCATCTATACTGATTTGATTATTGGGGTCAGTAGTTTTTTCTACCGCTATTTTGGCATTGTCGGGTATAGAGTAGCCAATGGCACGCATAGCGGGCAAAAGCTGATTATTGAGGAAAGCTAACATCTTCTTTTCGTCGGCATAGACTACCTCCTCTAAGGTGTTCTCGTGCACGGTGCCTTGTGCCTTACTGCTACCGTTCTCGGTGGTCATTGTTTGGTGCAACACGAGCTTGGAGAGTTCTTTGTCCAAGGCTTCAATTTTGCGGTAAAACACTTGGAAAGCATCGGCTTTGCTGTTCTCCTTAATATCTACTTCAGTACCAATAGGAAAAACGCCATACGAAGCTGAGCCCATTTCCTCCAACCAATGGGCAACTTCCTCTTTTACACTATCACTTTGCGAAGCAATTTTGGCAATACGTATAGGAATACCAAAGAGCTCCTCGAACTCGTCCCAACTACCCCACGAATGGCGCTTGAGTATCGCATAAGGAGTAGCTTTTTCCAATAAACCCGAATGCTTGTAGAATTGTGCTACTAATACTACCTCTTGTACATCTCGTAGGTCTATGCCAGTAGTAGCATCGTAGTCTTTTAAAAGCACGTGCTTTTCGGGGATTACCAAGCCTCTATCAATAAGTTCTACGGCTTTGATTTCCCCCTTGGTTACCTCTTTGAGCCATATAGGTGAATGCCCGTGATAGATGCTTTGGTGCGCGAACTCGATAACATCTTCAAACCATTGTTTGTCCTTGATATACTCGGTTAGGGTGTCGTCTTTAATCTCATCGATGGCGATAATATAGTCCTTATTCGTAGTTCTTAAAGTACGGTTTTCGGTGATACCAGTAAGGTGTCCATCGAGGAGTACATCCTGGTATACCTCCTCCAGAGGGTAAGTACGAGGGTATTCCACACTATAGCGGGCATAACGTGCCGAGTGCCAATGGTTGAGTTCGGTACGCCATAGCCTGCGTTGTCGCTTGATGATGTCCACCATTAGATTAGTTACCTGCTGAATGTTTTGAGCTGTATTTTTGCCCAAATGTACCTTTTTATTAAGAGCATTACCGCTAAGGGTGACACTCTTTTCTATACGTTGTTTATGGGGTTGCTTTGCCATTATTTTAATTGATGAATAAACGGTCTATTTCCTTTTTGATGTTGTTAAATAAGGTTTTGGAGTCGCCTATAAATTCGCGTTTAGGCATACCCTCTAATCCCTCATTATGCCTACGAGCATACTCCTTATGAGTATAGAAGGTAACTTGCATTTTCTCTACGCGCGCCCTAAAAGAGTGTCGTAGCTTGTTGCCTCCTGAGTTGTATCCTGTAAGGATAGCACGCCCCTGATTGCGCTTGCCAAAGGGGGTAAGAGTACCCTTTTTGCCTACCCTATCCGAGCGGTAACGGGTAAGGTCTCGCCCTCGTGTATCAGTAGTTTTTCGGGGTTGCCACTTCTGTAGCCCCTCATCATTAAATCCCTCATCTTGGAAGTTTTTTTGAATAAACTTGAGTCCCTCTGTTTTAAGGACAATGGGGACATCATTAGCTACTAAGCGTGCGAAGGCTTCAAGCTTTCGGCGGAGTTCTTGTAAGTTGTTGTTAGGCATAATCACCAGTGGTTTTTATAGGTTTTGCGCCCTCCGAGCTTCATAAAAGGCGTGGGTGTATCGGGGGTGCCGTCGCCATCGGTGTCTTTTAGGCGCTTGGGGAGGTCGACTTCTATCTCGCCTTTGGCTATCTTTTCGAGCCATAACATAGCCTCATCATAGCGGAGCTTTGCCACTTGGTTGAGTGTTTTAGTACGTCTGATATATATCTCGTGGATAACAATATCTTTGAGGTACTTGAGCAGTATTTTGCTACGCTCGTTGCCCTCTTTGGTAAAAATAGCCTCCGTATTGTAATACTTATAGAGGTAAGAAGCCATTAGGTCTATGCTTTCGGCAATGATTTCGGTTACTATCTGCTCATCACCTTGGGTGATAAGGTCTATTACCTCTTTGGTGGCTACAGTTTTTAATTCTTCTTTGGTTAAAAACACGTTGATAATGATTAATTGTTAATGATTAATTATTTGCGATTTGCAATCGTTTGTTAGCATAAGGATACGGAGTTCGCCTATAAATGCGAGTGGTGAAGGTAATGCGATAGCTCATAATGCCGTCATCACTTAGGCGCAATTCTTCCTCTCGCACCTGTTGTACAGGCTTGAACTGTTCGCCTTGCAGGAATTGTATGGTATCGGTGATTTTGTCCAATATATCCAACTCCATAAGCCCCTCTTCGGCATCAGCAGTGCCTAAGTGTTGGTCTGTCCAGCCGTCTTTGCAATAGAAGTCGATATGAAACTCACACTCGCCCTCTTGTACGTGTTGGGTCATCGTCTCGTATGTGATAGGCATTACCTGAATGAGAGTAGCCGTCCATATTTCTGGGTAGCCGTTTTCTGGATTGTCAAACTGACCGCGTTGTAGGTCTATCAGCTCAATGCCCTCAATAGTGGCAAGGGCTTTTTTTACTTTTACAAATAGTTCTTTTCTCGGAGTACTCATATAGTTCTACGTTTGTGTTTAGCAATAAAAGGTCGCCCGCTTTGCAAGGGTTTTTCTGAGTAGCCAAAATACTGTTGGGCAAGGGTAATGGCACGCTCTAAGGTATCGGGGGCGTCATCGTGCGAGGTAGTCCCTTTTTCAAAGGAAAGTACTTGTTTGATAAAAGCGTTATAGTCCTTTTCTGAACGCTTGGGAAGAGTCTCGTCCCAGTACAATATTTTGCGAAAGAGCGCATTGGTAATACCCGCCGAAATGCGATTGTGCTTGTCGCCCTCCTGGTGCAGACCAATAGGGATATTAGGACAAGCGTTGTCCTCTGCACTCTGCATAATAATAGGGGTATAGACGGCTTTCTGCGCCATAGTAGCATCAAAGAAGCCCATTGTATTAAATCCTTTTTTAAGATACTTCTTTACCCACTGGGCACGTACTTCCATAGCTGAATTAAGTTCACATCTTTGACAGAAGACTTCCAATACGTACAGCTTAATACCTTTGATGCCAATAAGTACTCCCGCTTTATAGTCGCCTGTAGCGGTATAGGACAAGTCCCAATGGTCAAGCAAGCCGTCCCACACCTCATTATCTGCTATGCGTACCAAGGCAATATCTTTCGCCTTAAAGAGCTTACCCTCTTCAATAGGGTTGTTAAAATCTTCCCGCTGTGAGGTATAGTAGTCATCGTTGAGCAGAATGCGGATAATATCCTCCTTAGTATCGCGTTCTTTCCACGAGGGCTCCCACTCTACATCCATATAGTTCTCGCGGGTGATGTTGGCAGTAGCCAAATTGGTAACTGAGTCGTGCAGATGTGGGCTATCTTTCCACTTGTCATAGAGGTAGTCCAATATGCCATCTTTGACGATATAGTTGTTATTGATGATAAGCCTGCCCCGCTTGCGGTGGAAAGCCTTCACCAAGTCGCCCGTTATTTTTTTGCCGTACTTCTCTATCATATCGGGGCGTTTGGCACGGTCTAAGTCTTCTATATCATCCAAAATAGCCAAGTCGGGGCGGTACATACCAAAACGCAACCCTCTGAAAGGTTGGTTGAGCCCTAACGCCTTAAAGTGCTTGCCGTCCGTAGTTTGAAAATCTCCATCCGACCAATCCCCATAAGAGAGTTGCAAGCCAAAGTCCTTGATAAACTTTTGATTGTTCTCCAAGTGTGCTTGTAAGTCAGATAGTAGTATTTTAGCCAAGCCCTCGTTCGCTCCTATGAGGATAGGAAAGAAGGTGAGGTTATTCTGCTTGAGATGACAGATATTGCCCACATTGGATTGTATGGACTTACCTGCACCCCTAAACTTCTTTCTGAATTGGCGTATAAACGGGTCCTTGTACAAACGAATATAGTCGTCAATATGAAACTTAGGTGTCTTTGCATCCCCCAAAGGCAAACCACTGTCAAGCCCAAAATAGTAATCGAAAAACTCGCCGTAATTTTCGGGTTTTAGTAGCCGTTTGATACGTGCTTCCTGCTCATCGGTTGTTTCTTTCTCTATCGCCTCGTAGGTAAGCTCTCGTATCATTTTGGACTTCGCAAAATAACGTTCTTTAGCTTCTTTGAGTTCTGTTTTAGTCATCGCTTTTCTGTAACAATTGGGTTATAAACATATCAAAGTAGGGGCGTATAGTTTTGATAAGCTCCATATAGGCTTCACGCTTTTTGCCCGTGCTTTGTCCTGCTTTCTCTAAGATAAAGTTAGAGAAGCCGTCGAGGCTCTCCATAGTGTATACTGCAATCTTATTATGGTCAGTGATACGGTCGAAAGCGGCAACGATTTTAGTAATATCGTCCGCCTTATAGGGCAAGGGTTCGCCCCGCTCAATAGCCTGCGCACACTTGAGGGTGAGCTTGCGAATATTGGAGGGCTTAAGGGTTTGTAGTTCTTTCTCATCGTCCCACTTGCCTTCCTCTCGCCATTTGCCAAGTGTTTTAATACCAATGCCTATCATTTCTGATATATTGGCAATGCTAAACCCCTTAGCAAATAGTTCCTTTGCCTGTGATTTCTTATAATCTGCCTCTACAGCTGTCAGTCGTGCCATATCTATTGTAGTAATTCATTTATCTTGTTATTAATCTCGTCAAACTTTGCCACGTTGTTAGGGGCGAAGTTACCAACTCCTGCGGGGGTTTGTATGATTGCTGTTTTAAGTTCGTTTAAAAGTTCGTTTAAAAGACTTTTAAAATTTACTTCACCCCTTTGTAAGTGTATGCCAGCTTTGTCTATGGTAAGCTCAGTCTCTTCTATCCGTAGGCTCACGCTCTCAATCTCACTATAAGCTACCACATAGTAGCGGTTTTCGTCCTCCCCAATAGAAGCAATCAATACGCTACTTCCTACCTTTGGGAAAAGGTAAAACCGCTCAACATTATCGTTAATCACCGAAGCGAGTCGTACCGTATATTGTAGCTCATCGTCTTTCACCTCACAGGTGCCCTTTTCTTTGTCTACTGATACCACTTCTACGGCTATGGTAGGTGTTTTGCGTCTTCCTATCTGCCTAAGCCCTTCCGCT